CGACTACATTCCGGAAGATAGTACCTATTGCGTCGTTCTTCCAAGCGAATTGTATGAGAACGCGCTCGGCGGACAGAACTCCAAGATCACGAATTACGACGCGAGCCGGATCGCCAATATCCTTGTGCGGTTGGGATTTGAGCGGTCAACGAATGACCGGAACGAGCGCACTAGCAAGTATGTGAAACCATTTGACCAATTTTTATGAGGAAGATAATGGAAAAGAGAAAACACAAAAGAGTTCCGTTTCAAGCCACTGTTAAAATTGGGTATAATCTGGACCAAATAACTTTGTGTACGAGTACGGATTGTGATAAAGGTAAAGCATTATCGCCCGATGGTGATAGCGCGGTCGTGGATTGCCCGATTTGTTTAGGGCGCGGGTTTAGATTGAAAGGAGAGAAAGATGAAAACAAATGAAGTAGTTTTACTTGTCACAATGCTGGCGGTCTCGATCTTTTGTTTCAGCGTCGGGCTGTATATCCAAGCGTGGTTCTGGACCTCGTTCTTAGTCTGGTTCGGCGTCTGGGAATTGACAGCCAAGAAGAAAACCGGGAAAACTTTGAGCCAATGGGTATGGTCAAAACCTCTTTGGGTCCGCGTTGTGCTTTCTGTACTGCAACTGGTGGCCTTTGGATCTCTCGGCTGGCATTTCATTTGGGGCGGGGGGTCAATGTAATGAAACAAAAGAAGATGGCTAAAAGTATTTTCACGATCCACAGAGATATGAACAGCAATAAATACAATAAAGTGGCAAACCCAAAAGGGTACCGGCGCGTCGGGGTTCATCAGTCCATTAAAGACTTGCCCTCTTTAGCGCCTGTTTTGATTAAGTGAACGTATAATGATTCTTCCCGCGCTGGTCGTTCGTCTACCTAAGACGATAGCTAATCTTAAAACGGGAACCCACGACAGAGGGCGCTTAATGGCGTGGTTCGACGGTAGCGTTTAATAGCCTTGAACCGTAAGTGGCAATACTACCGATAGCGGTGACAGCCGGAGAGACGGCACTTTAAAGGTGAATATGAAACTAAGACAATACCAAAACGATGGAATTGAATTTTTAGCGGCACGCCGGTACGCCCTACTGGCCGATGATCCCGGACTTGGGAAATCGGCGCAAGCAATCGGCGCTCTTGTTGAAGTTGGCGCTAAGAAAATCCTCATTATCTGCCCCGCTCAAGTCAAATATAATTGGCGTCGTGAGTTTGATAAATGGGCGCCCGGCGTGTACTCCATTGGTATCATCAACAAATCCACCGATCCGCTCCCAAAAACCCAAGTAGTTATTGTCAACTACGATCTCGTCATTCGTCAGAAGTTGTTTGAGAAGTTGAAGAACACCGTTTGGGATTGTATCATCAACGATGAAGCGCACCGCTTGAAGAAGCCCACGGCGTCGAGGACAAAGAAGATTTTGGGTAAATGGGGGCTATTTAATGTCGCGAGAAGAATGTACTTTTTAACCGGTACGCCCGTGACTTCGCGGCCGATCGATCTCTTTCCTCTGGTTGCCCGGTGTTTGGGCGACAAGTTCGCGCCCAATAATAAGTATCTCGGGTACGCCTATCGCTATTGCGGCGCGTATCAGGGGCGGTTTGGCCTTGTCGTTACCGGCGCCACGCACCTTGAAGAATTGCGGGATAAACTGGACGGCTTTCTTCTACGCCGGCGCAAAAAGGATGTGTTGAAAGAGTTACCACAACGCATTATCACGCACATTGAGTTTGATTGTACGCCGGAAGTACAGCGCGCCATTGAACGCGAGGAAGAAGAAACGGCGGAACTGGCCGGCGGTCGTGATCCCGAACATTACAAGATCGGTGAAATTTCAAGAATCCGCCGCGCGGTGGCCAAGCATAAACTCAAAGATAGCGCCGGGTTTATTGAGGACAGATTAGAGGAAGATAAAGTGGTAGTGTTCTTCTACCACAAGGACGTTTGTAAATACCTTCAAGAGAAGTTTAGGGAATATAAACCCTTAACGATCGATGGGTCCGTACCGGCCAAGAAGCGCATGGAGTTGGTTGATAAGTTCATTACCGACGATCGGCACCGGTTATTCTTGGGGCAAATGGAAGCGGCCGGGGAAGGGATCGATGGATTACAGCACGCGTCCTCGACGTGCATTTTCGTTGAACCGTCGTGGTTGCCAAAGGATATGGACCAGTGCATTTCCCGGCTGGAACGTATGGGCCAAAAGAATCCGGTCAACGCCTATTTTCTCACGATCAAAAACACCATTGAAGCGAAGATGATGAAGTTGTTGGAGTGGAAGTTGCAGAACATTAACGTGATTTTAAACGACGACCAAACATTAAAACAAACCAAACAAAAGGAGAATGAAATGGCAAAAGAAACAAAGAAGGTGTATCTGGAAGATAAAGTCGATATGCTCGTCGAGGGCATGACTTTATTGTTGCAAAAGGTCAATGTGCTAACGGCACTTGTGGAAGCCAAACCATCAGCGAAAGTGGCGAAACCAAAAGCGACCCTTGGCGATCAGGTCCAAGAGGACCCGGCCGAAGTTGAAGATCAGGGAGATCCGGAAAGAGTTGCCGACGTGACCAGTGAGGATGTACGTAAACTGGCCGGCGCGATCGCAAAAGCTGATCCGGTGAACGGAAAAGCCACGTGCGTTAAGATCATCGAGGGGGTCGCGGGTAAGGGTAAGAAACTTGCCGATTGCACACCCGTCCAATTACAGGAAGTGGGCGAACAGTTCGCGGAGATCGTCAATGCCTAAAAAACCCGGCGCACATTCAATCCTCTCCGCGTCGTCGTGTAACCGGTGGTTCAACTGCCCCGGGAGCGTAGAGGCGGTTAAGCATTACCCCAACGTGGAATCTAAATACGCCGCCGAGGGTACTGTCGCTCACGGTTTAGCGGCAAAGATCCTTTTATGCAAAGATGAAATTGGGTACGCCGATACGGAACAATGGATCGGCGATACCGTTATGCAAGGGGAGTTTGAAATTGAAGTTACCGAGGAAATGATCGACGCTGTCTGGGAGTTTGTCGTTCTGGTTACAGCGGAGTTTGAGGAAGGTTGTGTCTTAAAAGTTGAGCAACGTGTTGATCTGGAAGAACACAACGCTCATCTTTTCGGTACTGCTGACGCGGTTATCATTAAGCCATTTGAGTGGGTTAAGGTAATCGACTTCAAGTACGGCGCCGGTATTAAGGTAAACGCTTGGGAAAATCCTCAGCTTATGAGTTACCTCACTTATGTTTGGGAGCAAGAGGACGCCGGGTATGGTGAAGTTCTCATCTGCCAGCCACGAAAAGAAGATGGCACATCAAGGTACAAGGTTTCCTACGATCAGTACATAGAGTTTAAGCAGAAACTCTTGACCAAAGCAAAAGAAGCGTTGAAGAAGAACGCGCCGCGCGTGGCCGGGGATTGGTGTAAGAAATCCTTCTGCCCCGCGTTCGCGGATTGTCCGGCCACTAAAGAGTTGGCTCATCAGATCGTCGCTCGCGATTTCGATGATCCAGTAGCGCCGGAGAATTTGTCCATCAGCAAAATTCAACAAGTCCTTGAGAAAGCGGAATTTATTGTCTCTTGGGTCAGGGCGGTTGAAGCGAGGGCCAAAGAGTTAATGCTCAATGGCGAGAAGATACCCGGGTATAAGTTGATACAGGGGTATGGCCACCGCAAGTGGCAAAGTGAAGCGAGCGTTGAAGCGGATTTTGAGGACCTTGGGGAGAAGTTGTATGAACCAAGAAAACTCAAAAGTCCAGCAAAATTGGAGAAAATTATAGGCAAAGATAAAGTAGCGGATTATTGTTTCAAACCAGAAGGGGAAGTTAAATTAGTTCCCGAATCCGCGAAGGGCGAGCCTTTAACCATAGATTATAAAGCAGATTACGAGTAAAGGAGGTGATGAAATGAGGAGATTAAACATTGGATCGAGGAAGTACACGGAGGTTTTTGTGCTGGACGAGCCGGGAGCCGGCGGAGCCAATCACAAATACTCGGTCTCGACGGTGAAGGAGCCTTCCGTAATTCTGGGTGAAGTGAACTTTCAGAATGGGCCGATTCAAGAAGCCGGTGTTAACGGGGTAATGAACGAGGACCTAATCGCGATCGTCATTGACCGTATGCGCGGGTTTCAGTCAGGTAATTACGCGTGCCGCGAGAACGCTATTGCTCTAACAAAGTTGGAGGAAGCGCTCATGTGGTTACGCAAACGTACCACCGACCGGGAAGATCGAGGAGTCGAAGGAACAAGTGTAGTCTAAACCAATCATAACAGGAGAACGAAAAATGAACGTGTTCAAACTCAAAGAAGATGGATCAATGTTGACGCCGGAATTTCGAGTGTCCTTCCCGAACGTATTCGAGAAGTCTCAACTTTCCGACAAGTATGGATGTGGATTGATGTTTCCAAAAGAATCAACGGACATGAAGATTTTGGAAGCGCAAATCCAAACGGTTATTCTTGAGAAGTGGGGAAAGAAAACACCTAAGAACTTGGCGCTCCCAATCCTCGACGGTGATGAATCAGATCGCGCGGAACGTGAGGGGTACTGGTACGTCAACGGTAAAGCGGGCAAGTACCGCCCTCCGTTGGTGGACCGCCAAAAAGAGGACATCGAGGACCCGGAAGAATTTTATGCCGGGTGTTGGGCGCGCGCTGTCATTACTCTTTACACGTACGATCGTAAAGATATTGGCAAAGCCGGGGTGTCCATTGGTATTCGCTCAATCCAAAAACTCAGGGATGATGAGCCTCTTGTTTCAAGAGTGCAAGTTGATAATGAGTTCGATGAACTTCCAAACGCGATGGATGATATCTAATGAATGTCTTTGTGGACTTTGAAACCAAATCGGAAGTTGACATAAAAAAGTGTGGGGGTGGCGCGTATTGCCGCCACAAGTCCACAGAGATACTTTGTTATTGTTACGCCATCGACGACGGCCCCGTTGTGCGCGTCGCGCAAAGCGACGTGACTCCCCTTTTAGAGTTAAAACACAGCGGGGCCGTCTTTATTGCCCACAACGCCGCTTTTGAAGCGGCGATCTTTGACTTGTATGGCATTAAAGACGCCAAGTTTCAGTGTACCATGGCCCTTGGACAAAGCCACGGTTTACCCGGAAGCCTCGAAGGTATGGCGAAAGCCTTGCAACTCGGGTACCAAAAAGATTTGAACGGAACACGGCTCATCAATAAGTTTTGTAAGCCAAATAAGTTGGGTGAGTTTTACCAAATGAGCGAGAGCGATATGACTGATCTACTGGACTATTGCGCTCTCGACGTTGAAGTGGAGCGCGGGATCTTTAACCGGTTGCCTCCGCTATCGGAATATGAACAGAGAGTTTTTGATTTGACCCGCAAGATCAATGAACGTGGCATTAAGATCGATGTGGAATTAGCGGCAAAAGCCGCCGCGTTAGCGACAAGTTTGACGGCGGACGCGAATGAGCGTTTAAAAGAGTTGACCGGCGGGAAGTTCTATTCTCTCGGCCAAACTGTGCGGTTGAAAAACTATCTCAACGAGGAATATGGCCTTGATTTAAGCGGCGTGGGGTCGGATGAATTAGAGGAAAAGTTGCCATTCACTCAAGATGAAGATTGCCAAGAGATAATGAAGTTGCGTATGGACTTTGGCAAAAGTTCCTCCGCTAAGTTTGATAAAGCGAGTATGGCCGTTAACGAGGATGATCGGGTCCGGCAATACCTCATTTACCACGGCGCTAGTACCGGGCGATGGACGAGTTTTACTGTCCAAATGCACAATCTTCCGCGCGGCACGGGCATTGATC